CGGACCCGGCTTCGCGGAGATCTTCGGATACGAGACGGGCGGCTCGCTCACCTACAGCAACATCGAGCAGCGCTCCCTCGACCTGCTGACGTATGCCGTGGATCCGTGGCTGGTGCGCATCGAGCGGGCCCTGTCGGACCTGCTGCCGCGCCCGCAGACCGTCAAGTTCAACCGGGCCGCGCTGGTCCGCACGGACCTGCTGACCCGCTTCAAGGCGCACGCGATCGCGCTGCAGAACCAGTTCGAGACCGTCAACCAGGTCCGGGACCACGAGGACTGGGGGCCCGTCGAGTGGGGAGACAAGCCCACCGCGCCGCCGCCGGATCCCGCCAAAGTCAGCCCGCTGGGAGGTCACTGATGACCGATAAGAGTGCGCGCGCCGCCGTCACGGGCATCGTGCGCCGCGCCTACCCCGTCCAACTGGAGGCCCGCGCCAAGGACGGCGCCTCCGGTGTTTCCACCGTGTCCGGCTACGCCTCGGTCGTCGAGGAGCCCTACGAGATGTGGGACTTCCTCGGCTCCTACGCCGAGGTGGTCCGCACGGGCGCGTTCACGAAAACCCTGTCGGAGACGCCGCAGGTGCAGCTGCTGCTGAACCATGGCGGCCTGGCGATGGCGTACACGAAGGCCGGCACGCTGCGCCTGTCGGAGGACTCGACGGGCCTGCACATGGAGGCCGACGTCACCGCGGCACGGACGGACGTCCAGGACATGCTGCTCGCCCTGGAGGACGGCAGCGTCGACGAGATGTCGTTCGCGTTCCGCGTGACCCGCCAGATGTGGTCGCCGGACTACGACCAGCGGGACATCCTCGAGGTCGACCTGAATCGCGGAGACGTGTCCGTGGTCAATTTCGGCGCCAACCCAGCCACGTCGGTACAGCCCGCGCTACGGGCGGCCGACTTCGACAAGCTCGGCGACGACGACGCCAAGGCGCTCCTGGAGCGCCTGCAGCGCCGCCTCTCGCCGCCCGCGGTGCCCGAGCCGACGGCCGGGCACCTGCTTTCGCTGTACCAGGCTCAGGCTGCCGCTCTGGCCCTGTAGCCGCCACCCGCCTGCACCACCTGACGCGCCGGAATCCACGCCGGAGCGCTGTACGGCATGCCCGCACAGCGCCACCACCTGGATCACCACCCGGACGGTTCAGCGGGCGCGACCCATCCGATAACCCCTGAAGGGAGCGAGCCATGCTCGCCTACCTGCGTAAGCAGATGCAGAGCGCGCTCGAGGCCCGGGCCGCGCTGAAGACCGAGCTGGACGCCATCGTCACGGCTGCGGAACAGGCCGGCCGGGAGAAGCTGTCCGCCGACGAGCAGACCGCGTTCGACGCCAAGCGCGCCGAGATCCGCTCCAAGGACACCGAGCTCGAGGACCTCCAGTCCCGCGTCACCGAGCTCGAGGAAGACGAGAAGCGCAGCGCCACGGCCGCCGAACTGCGCGCCAAGTACGGGCAGAACACCCCCGAGGGCCCGCGCGTTCAGGTGGTGTCCGAGCCGCTCACCTACGAGCGGGGCAGCAGCCACAGCTACTTCCTCGACCTGGCCCGCGCCGAACTGGGTCGCGGCGACGGCGACGGCGGCCCTGCGGCGGCCCGCGAGCGTCTCCAGCGGCACGCCAGCGAGATCGACGTCGAGATGCCGCGCCGCATGGCCGCCCGTGATGCGGCCGCTCAGCAGGGCGTGCGCGGTCTGGAAGGCGTGTCTGAGCGGGCCGCCGAGTCCGCGTTCGAGAAGCGCGTCAACCCCAACCGGGTCGACGGGCAGGGCGGTTACTTCGTCCCGCCGCTGTGGCAGGTCGACCAGTACATCGATCTGCCGCGCTTCGGCCGGACGATCGCCAACTCGGTGCGAAACCTGACGCTTCCGTCTGGCACCGACTCCATCAACCTGCCCAAGATCGCTACGGGCGCCGCGACGGGCGTGCAGACCGCGGATGCCGCGGCCGTCACCAGCACGGACATGACCGACACGTTCGTCACCGCCCCGGTGCGCACCATCGCCGGTCAGCAGGACGTGGCGCTGCAGCTGCTCGACCAGTCCCCGGTGTCGTTCGACGAGATCGTCTTCGCGGACCTGATCGCCGACTACAACCAGAAGCTCGACGTGCAGGTCATCAACGGTTCCGGCTCGGCGGGCCAGGCGACCGGAATCCTGAACGTGTCCAGCATCAACGCCATCACGTACACGGATGCCACGCCCACCTTCCTGGAGATGTGGCCGTCGTTCGCGCAGGCCGCGAGCCAGGTCGAGAAGAACCGGAAGATGCCCGCGCTGGCTACCTTCATGACGCCGTCGATGTGGTACTGGATCGCGTCCCAGCTCGACGGCGCAAACCGGCCGCTGGTGCAGATCGAGGGCGGTACCGGCTTCAACGTCCTGGGCCTGCAGACCGGCGCCGGCGCTGTGGGCGAGGGCCCCGCAGGCCGCATGCTGGCGCTCCCGGTGCTGACGGACGGCAACATCCCGTCGAACCTCGGCGGGGGCACCAACGAGACCCGGATCATCACCGCCCGTACCTCCGACATGTACCTGTGGGAGGGCAACATGCGGACCCGCGTGCTGCAGGAGGTCCTCTCCGGGACTCTGCAGGTCCGGTTCCAGGTGTGGAACTACTTCGCGTTCATGGGCAACCGCCGCCCGGAGGCCATCAGCGCAATCTCCGGCACCGGCATGATCCCGCCGGCCGGGTTCTGATCCCACGCCCTACGGGCCCGCTGCCAGCTGGTGGCGGGCCCGCACCGTCTGAAACGGAGACCGCGATGCACGATCGCATTGCCGAACTTCGCGGGCTGCGTAACGAGCTCGCGGACTGCGAGAGCCGGCGGAGCAAGGCCGACGAGGTTCAGAAGCAGATCGCCCGCGTCCGCGGCGAACTCGAGGGCCAGGCCGCCGTGCTCGAGAAGCAGGCCAAGGAACTTGCCGGGAAAGGCCAGGACGGCGTTGCTGGGCAGGCCACCGAAGAGGCCCGCGCTATCCGCGAGGCCCTCGCCGAGGATGACGCCCGCACGGGTCGTGGCGGCCCGCGGGTGCAGGAGAACGCTGCCGATTCGCGGCCGAAGCAGACCGCGTCCGGTCGCGGCGGCCGGGCCAGCAAGGGCTGACGGGAGGGGTGAGCTGTGCCGTTCGATCTCGGCGACACCGCGCGTTTGACCGCGACCTGCACCGATGCGGGCGGCACGGCTACCAACGCCGTCGGCGCCACGCTGACCATCGGCCTGCCGGACGGCACGACCGCGACCCCGGCCGTGACCAATCCCCCGGCGGCCACCGGCAAGTACTCCTACGACTACGTCACCACCCAGGCCGGACGGCACTCGGTCCGCTGGGTGTTCACCGGCCCGGCCTGCGCCTACACGGACGTCCTGGACGTGCGGGAGGCCGCCCCGCCGCTGCTGTTCTCCCTCGCGGGGGCCAAGGCCAAGCTCGACATCCCGGCGACCTCGACGGGCGCCGACGAGGAGCTGCGGGAGTTCATCGAGGCCACCACCCAGTGCGTCGAATACTTCGTCGGGCCCGTGGCCCGGCGGGCGGTGCAGCAGGTCGTGCGGGGCGGCGGGTACTCCGTCGTGCTGCACACTCACCCGGTCCTGTCGGTGACGTCGGTGGTGGGTATCCAGTCCTGGCAGCTGCCTATCGACGTCAGCGCGCTCGACATCGACCCGGACACGGGCATCGTGCGCCGCTCGGACGTCCTGCCGTTCTGGCCGGGCGAGTACCGGTTCACCTACACCGCAGGCCGGGCCGTGGTCCAGGCGAACGTGTCGCTGGCGGCGAAGCTGATCCTTCAGCATCTGTGGCGCACCAATTACGGTGCGGCGCGCGGGCCTTCCAGCAGCGACGACTACAACGTGACCGAGCAGGTGCCCGGCTTGGGTTATGCGATCCCGAACCGTGCCCTGCAGCTGCTGCAGGGCGACCGGCAGTTGGAGGGCTTCGCATGATGACCTCCCGTGTCCCGGCCGCCGTCGACGCGCTGCTGGCCATCCTGCGGGCGGCGCCCGCGCTCGCCGAGGTCGCCATCGTCGACGGGCCGGAGGCGTTGAACTACACCCAGCTGCGGCGCCTGTATGTCGGATGGCGTCCGGACGGCGAGGCCGCCGTGTCGCTGCAGCAGGAGTTCAACGCGGCCGGGGCCCGCACCCGCAATGAGGCCTTCACGATCTCCTGCTACGCCGAGGCGCGGGCGGGCGACAAGGACATGAAGGCTCGCCGCGACGAGGTGTTCGCGCTCGTCGGCGAGGTGGAGACGGCGCTGCGCGCCACCAACGTTGCGCCGACCGCGCCGACGCTGAACGGCACGGTGCTGTGGGCGCACCTGACGGCAGGCGATCTCCAGCAGGCGCAGAGCGAGGGTTCGATCGCGGGCCTTGCGTTCACAGTGACCTGCCGAGCCCGTATCTGATCCAACCCATCACTGAGGAGTACTGCCATGGCGCGTGTGCGCTACGTGGGCTCGGAGCCGGTCACCGTGCCTGAGCTCGGGGACCTGTTCGTCGAGCCGGACACCGTCGTCGAGGTCCCGGACGAGAGGTTCGAGGGCTACGTCTGCCAGCCCACCAACTGGGAGTCCGTCGAGGAACCCGGCCTGAAGGCCGCGGCCGAGGCGAAGAGGGCGGCGCGTGCCGCGAAGGGAGCTGATCTCTGATGGCGATCGGTTCGGGCCTTGGAGCCCAGCTCGGCTTCTCGGCCGAGGGCAGCTACGGCACGTTCGCCGCGCCGGCGAAATTCGTGGAGTTCACCAAGGAAAGCCTCGCCCTGAAAAAAACGACGGCGCAGTCTGCGGGTATCGCGGCGGGCCGTCTGCTGGCGCTGTCGTCGCGGCGCGTACTGACCCGCCAGGAGGTACAGGGGTCCATCGACCTGGAGATCGTCAACAAGTCCATGGGTACCTTGCTGCAGGCCCTCATGGGCACGACGGTCACGCCGGTGCAGCAGGCCGCGACGGCCGCCTACCTGCAGACGCACACCCTGGCGGACACCGCGGGCAAGAGCCTCACGATCCAGAAGGGCGTCCCACTGACCACGGGCACCGTCACGGACAAGACGTTTTTGGGCTGCAAGGTCACCTCGGCGGAGTTCGCGTGCGAGGTGGGCGGCATGCTCACCGGGACGTTCGACTTCGACGGCAAGACCTGCGACGAGGCGCAGACGCTCGGGGTCGCGAGCTACCCGAACATGTCGCCGTTCCACTTCGGGCAGATGGCCGTGAAGACGGGCACGTTCGGCACGGAGACGGCGCGCGACGGCGTCCGCAAGGTCTCGGTGAAGATCGAGCGGCCGCAGCACACGGAGCGCTTCTACGCGGGCCAGGCCGGGCTGAAGAAGGAACCCATCAGCAACGACCAGGTCAAGATCAGCGGCAGCCTGGAGACGGACTACATCGACACGATCCTCGACGACCTGCACACCTCCGACGCGGCAACCAGCCTGGTGTGGGAGTTCGTCGGGCCGCTGATCGCCTCGACGTATTTCGAGACGTTCCGGATCACCCTGCCTGCGGTCAAGTTCGACGAGGGCCCGCCGGTGGTCGACGGCTTCGACGTCATCAAACCCACGTTCAACTTCACGGCCCTGTATGACGGCACGAACCAGCCGAAGATCGAGTACATAGCCACGGACATCACGCTGTGAGGTGACCTCATGGTCTCCGACATCCGCATCACCAACACCGGCAGCCTGATCGAGCTGCAACGCCGCCTGCGGGCTGCCGGTCACGAGAACATCCGCGCCTCGATGCAGCGCCGCCTGAGGCACGCCGCCGAGCCCCTGCGGGACGAGTTGCAGTCCGCGATCCGCGGGCTGGACATCAGCTCGCAGGGGCGCCGCGGCCGCCCTGGCGGCCCGTCCCCGACGACGCGTCCGCTGCGCGCGACGATCGCCGACGCGATCCGCATCAGCGTCCGCACGTCGGGCAACCCGGGCGCCCGCGTCTGGGTCGACAAAGGCCGCCTGCCGGCCGACCTGCGGAAGATGCCGGGCGCCCTCAACACAGGCCGCGTCCGACACCCCGTCTACGGCAACCGCAAGCGCTGGGTGCAGCAGAACGCCACCCCGTTGTGGTGGGACTCCACCGTGCGCAAGGGCCGCCCCCGCATGGAGCGCGAAGCCGCCCGTGTCCTTGACGACGTACGCCGTCGTCTCGAGTAACCAGGAGCAACAAGTGATCGTTTCGTACCGCCAGGAAAACGGCACCGTCGAGGAAGTCTCCACCGACGACCTGTCCGCGATCGAGTCGTCCGTCATCGAGTCCGCAACCGGCATGGACTGGGACGACGTCGACACCGCCCTGCGCCAGCAGGCGCCCACCGCGATGCGTGCCGTGCTGTGGGTGTTCCGCAAGCGGCAGCAGCCCACGGTGCGGTTCTCCGACTTCGACCTGCCCGGCTGGAAGCGCCGCACCAAGGCCCGCCTGGAGTACGCCGAGATCCTCGACATGGTCGAGGCGCTGGTGAAGAACCCGGAGTCGACGGACGAGATCGTCGAGCGGATGACCGGCTTCATGCGGACCATGGCGCACGACGAGGCCGACGTCGACAAGGCGTTCGCCGAGCTGTCCCCAAAAGACCAGGGCATCGCCACGCCCCTGGAGCCGGCGGTCTCGCCGGACGCCGTATCGGAGGCCTCCTCGACGAGTACTGGCCTCTGATCGCGCACCTCCTGCACATCGGCCCCGCCGAGCTCGAAGCGCTGCCGCGTGCCCGCTTCCTCCAGGCCGTGGTCTGGGCCGAACGACACGTGGCCGCGCAAGCGCAGTCCCAAGCAGCTGGAGGTGAGTGATGCCCAGCACCAGCCTGACGTTCACGCTGGAGGGCCGCGACCGGCTCAGCCGCATCCTCGACAACGCGGGCGACTCCGCGAGCGACCTGGAGAAGAAGCTCGCCATGGTCGGGGCGGCGATCCCCGCGGCCGCCGCCCTGGCTCCGCTCGTCGCGCAGACCGGCGCGGCAGCGGTGGCGGTGGCCGCCTTCGGCGCGGCGATCGTCCCGCAGATCGGCGCTCTGTCGGATGCAAGCCAGGCGCAGAAGAAGTACGAGGACGCGGTCGCCAAGTCGGGCGCCACGTCCGAGGATGCGATCACCGCGCAGCTGGCGTTCCAGCGGCAGATGGCGAAGATGCCGCCCGCTTCCCGTGAGGCTGCGGCTGGGCTGTCGACGCTGAAGAAGGAGTACCAGGGCTGGTCGGACGGCCTGGCCAAGGACACCATGCCCGTCTTCACCAAGGGTCTGGCGGTGGCCTCGGCGATGCTGCCGAAGCTGACCCCGCTGGTGAAGGGTGCCTCGACCGAGCTGAACCGCTTCATGACCGTGGTGGCCGGCGGGGTGAACACCTCCGCCTTCGACAAGATCAGCAGCAAGTTCTCGGACTTCGCGACGGGGTCTTTGAAGCGGGCGAACGACGGGCTGATCCACCTGCTGCGCACCTTCGACACCGCCAAGGTCGGCGGCTCCCTGTCGCAGTTCATGGACTACGCACGCCAGCAGGGCCCGATGCTGGCCAGCACGCTGAAGAACGTCGCCACCGCGGCGCTCAACCTGCTGCAGGCGGCCTCCGGTGTGGGCGTGGGCCTGCTGCAGCTGGCGAACGCCGCGGCCAAGGTGGTGGCTGCTCTGCCGCCCGGGTTCATCACGGTGCTGATGCAGACCGCCCTCGCGATCCGGGCCGTCACCCTGGCCACCAAGGGGATCCAGCTGGCGGCCGGGGCCTACGCCCTGGTGCGCGCACAGATCGCGGCCATGGGCACCGCTGCCATCGGGGCGTCCGGGGCTGTCGGCACGCTGCGGGCCATGTTCATGGCGCTGAGCGTCTCGGCCCGGGCCGCCGTCGCGGCGACCGGTATCGGTCTGCTGGTGGTCGCGCTGGTCGAGCTGGCGTCGCTCGGCAAGAAAGCGCCGCCGGACGTGGACAAGTTGACCACGGCGCTCGGCAAGCTCGGCCAGACCGGGCAGGTCACCGGTGAAGCGGCAGCCCAGTTCGGCACGCACTTCGAGAAGCTGAAGTCCCAGATCGACAAGGTGATCGATCCCAGCGTCGCGGAGAGCATCAACAACTGGGGCGCCAAGTGGTCGGGCGGGCTGCTGAGCGCTGGCGACGCCACGGAGGAGCTGACCGGGTCCTTCACGTCGATCGACGAGTCTCTCGCCAACATGGTCAGGGGCGGCAACGCCAAGATGGCCGCAGCGGCGCTCAAGAACATGCTCAGCACCATGAAGCCCGAGCAGGTCAAGAAGCTGCAAGGGAGCCTCGACAAGTACAAGGACGCTTTGGCCGACCAGAAGTTCGAGCAGGACTTGGCCGCTGAGTCGATGGGCCTCTTCGGCGCGCAGGCACAGAAGACGCAGGCCGCGCTCGCCGAGCAGCAGCGGAGCGCCGACGGGCTCCGGCAGTCGATCATGGCGCTCAATGAGGCGCACCGGTCGGCGTTCGACGCCGACACGAAATTTGCGGCGGCGATCGACAACGTCGCCAAGTCCCTCAAGGACAACGGCAAGACCCTCGACATCAACACGGAGAAGGGTCGAGCAAACCGGGACGCCCTCTCTCAGCTCGCCTCGGCGACCGAGGAGTCCGCGGCGCAGGCCCGCGCGAACGGTGCCTCGTGGTCAACCGTCTCAGGTATCTACGACAAGGGCCGCAAATCCCTGATCGACAACGCCTACGCAATCACGGGAAACCGGAAGGAGGCGAAAGCGCTCGCCGATCAGCTCCTTCGGACGCCCGACAAGACGGCGCGGTTGAAGGGCAATCTGGACGACCTCAAGTCGAAGTTGGACGAGGCCGCAAAGCGTTTGAAGAACGCGCCGTCGTCGAAGCAGACGGCGATCAGGGGCAACATCGACGACCTCAAGTTCAAGATCAGCGAGGCGCAGCGTCGGCTGAACGCGATCGACGGCAAGACGGCCGTGACGTATGTCGTAATGAAGACGACGACGTCGAACGCGGGGACCGTCTTTCACGAGGGCGGCAACTACGCCAGCGGCGGCCCCATCGGATTCCCCGGCGGCGGCCCGATCAGCGGTCCGGGAACGGGCACCTCGGACAGCATTCCGATCATGGCCTCGAACGGCGAGTACGTGATCAACGCACGTTCGACCGCCAAGTACCGCAGCCTCATTGAGGCCATCAACGCCGGCACCCTCGGCGGTGGACGCGGCATGCCCGGCGCGGGCGCGGCTGTGGCGCAGGGCCTCATGTCCGGCATGGCCGGAGCAACGTCCGGGGTCGGCACGGCTGCCCGGACCATGGCGGCGGCCGTCGTGGCCGGCGTCAAGGGCGAGCTGCAGATCGCGTCTCCGTCGAAGAAGATGAAGGCGCTGGCCGCGGACATCGGTAAGGGCTTGATCGTCGGTCTCACTGGATCCCAGGCCAAGATCAAGTCGGTGGCGGCTGACCTGGCGAAGGACATCCGCACCGCGTTCAGCGGGAAGAAGGAATCCCACCTCGTCGCCTACGTCAACAAGCAGACGGGCAAACTGCTCGCCGCGGCGAAGAAGCGGGACGCCATCGCGGCGAAGATCGCCGAGGCGAGGAAGTACGCGTCCGACGTGACGACCGCGGCCCGCGAGAGCGCCGGTCTGTCCAACCTGGGCATGGAGCCCGAGCAGGTCACGGCGGGCGGTATCAAGGCCGGGCTGGCGGGCAAGCTCGCGCAGATCAACCAGTTCACGAAGTACATCGGGATCCTTGCGAAGAAGGGCCTGAGCAAAGGTCTGTTGAGGCAGATCCTCGACATGGGCCCGGATGCTGGATACGCCTACGCCTCGGCGCTCGTCGGCGCGGACAAGGCGACCTTCGCATCCATCAACAAGACGCAGAACGCCGTCGACAAGGCGAGCACGGCGCTCGGGCGGTCCGGTGCCGACATCCTGTACGACTCGGGCAAGCAGGCCGGGAAGGGGTTCCTGAAGGGACTGGAGGGCCAGCAGAAGGACATCGAGAAGCTGATGATGTCCATCGCCAAGGGCATGCAGAAGGCGATCAAGAAGGCCCTCGGCATCAAGTCCCCGTCCACCGTCATGGCCCAGCTCGGCCGCTACTCCACGCAGGGTCTGGCCCGCGGCCTGGTCGACGGGGTGCCCGTCCTCGACCGCGCCCTCGACGTGGTCACCGGCCGGGTGGCCGGCGCGCAGCCCGTCATCGGCCGCCCCGCAGTCAGGGCGGGCGGAGGGGGCGTCGTCATCAACCTCACCGTCGAGGTACGGCCCGGCGCCGACGCCCAAGCGGTGTGGCGGGAGATCCGGCAAGGCCTGCTCTCCCTCAAGCGCGGCAACGGCGGCGGCAGCCTCGGCCTGGCCTGAAAGGGGGCATCGTGACCCGTCCGATCGTCGAGATCGCCTTCGGCTACAGCCTGACCTCCGCATCCCCGGTGCGGACGGACATCACCCAGTACGTCGACCTCGCCGAGTCGGGGATCTCCGTCACCCGGGGC